GGGGAAGTGGCTTCGCTTCTGATCCAGAATCTTCAACGCCACTTCCCCGTTGCGCATCGTCTGATTGAACGAGGACTTCAGCCTGTCCAACATCTGCCACGCTAGGAACAACTGCTCTCTTTGCGCTTGGTTTTCGCTGTTCTGCCATTGAAGGTATAACTCCTGTTTAATTCCATCGAAAGCCGCCTTATAGACAGGGCTTTCTACAATCGCGTTAGCCTGACGGCCACGCTCAACTTCGTCTATTTCGCTCATGTATTAATTATCAGCCCGTTTTTAATGGCCTGCGCGTTATTCCATGAACATGACGAAGGCAAGCACCGCTTCCTTTTCCTGTTGCACAGCTAACTCGGTCAGATACGCCAGTTCAGCCAAGGCCATCACATCGCGCACGGCAATCGCGGCTTCCAATGCCTGCGCCTGTTCCATCTGCAACAGGTTGGCGTCCTCGACCAGTTCGGCAAGGCTCAGCACAGGCTCGGTCAGGCGGGGCAACACTTCCTGTACGGGTATTTCCGCAGGCTTGGCTTTCTTCTCAGGCTTGGGCTTGATCGGCTCAACATCAGCCCATTGCTGTACCCGTTCCACCCAGTTACGGCGGCGTTCCCACTCGTCACGCGCCTGCTGGAAGGATATTTCATGGCGACCACGGACAACATCAGCCGATTCTGTACCGTCTGACAGCGTACCGATAGCCGATATACTGATGACCGCATTGCCCGCGATGAATCCTGGCGGCAGGCTTCCAATGTCGCCCTGCCACTTGCCGAGCCATTGACCCTGAAAGTCACCAAGGTTGCTCATTCTGCATCCAGAGCGTCAATCGTCCTTGTGCCAGCCGTGTATGTGCCGTCTATGCGCACGGTAGAGCCGTCCAAGCCCACGAATTGCGGATTAGCACCCTCTAGCCCAGTTGCCGCGCCAGCAGCGTGTGCGGCCAGCAGGCGCAATATCTGCTCGGAGGTGTAGCCTGCCTCGATAACCTGTTGCCAGACCGCCGTGGCGATACTGGCGTTGGTCAGAACGGTGCTGTCCACGGTTGAGCCTTCCATGAAGCCCACACCGTAACTGGTCAGGCTTGGCGTAAATACCATCGTTGCCGAGCCAATCTGCCATGCCAGAGCGTTAATCGTGGCGGTCGGCGTAAAGGTCATGCCCGCCGTACCGATGGCGTTCAGCGTTGCCACAGCGTTACCCGTGGCGGTGATGCTAAAGGTTGCCGTACCCGCGCCGGATACCACCAAATCACCCGCGCCTGTGATGGCGAAGGTCATGGTGCTAGTACCTACAGCGTTGACACCCATCGCGCCCGATCCGGACGCGCTCAGGCTTAACTCAGCCTCGTAGCGTGATGCGATAGCACCCGCCTCTTGGGGCATAAGCCATACGACAGGATGCCGACCACCAGACGGGACAGATGCCGTAGGGTCGGTAATGCCCTCGCCTGTGAACTGGTTGCGTAGGTCAGCAGTCCGATTCCAGCGGAATAGGCTTGGATTCGTGCCGTTAGTCGAAGTCCCGCCGAACAGCTTTGCGGTCAGTCCGTCCCGACAATAGCCGTTGCCCATAAGAGCCATTTAGCCGCCCCATGCGTAATCAATCGAAGCAAAGAAAGTACCGCCCGAAGTGGTCGCGCCCGTGTTATACACGAGTGCGGTCAGATTCGCGCCGTTCTTCAGTTGGGGCAGGCTCGGCAAGGTGTTCAGGTAATCAAACACATTGTAAAGACCCGTTGCCGGGATCGGAATGGGCTGACCCAAGGGCTTACACAGAAGCACAGCCACCGAGCCGGATGCGTGGGCAGTACCGCCCCATGTAATCGTCTGCAAGTCTTTGATGCCCGTATCGCCCGCCTGCAAGGGTAGGAATGGGCCGTATTTGTTCGCGGCGTTGCCGGAGTTCAGGATAGTGCCGTTGGTTGCCGAAGCCGTGGATACACAGCCCGCAGTCGTGACCCGTCCGGCAGTACCCGCCGTGTTGGTGTAGGTCACTTGCATGGTCGGGGCGTTAGCACCCATCGCGGCAATCGCGGCAACACAGACACGCAAGCCCTCGCCATTCGGGTAACGGTCATAGGTGGATGCCGTGTTGGAAATCGGGGTCATGGTGATGGTTTTCGCACCAGTCGTGGACACATTGGTTGTGGTCAGCTTGGCATAGCCGTGCAAGTCCACCAGTTGCACGAACCAAGGCGCACCAGCGGCGGCGATGATGGATGCGCCAGCGGCGGTCAGATGCTTGGTTGCAGGCGCAGTCTGGTCGGCAATCGGAATTGCGCCCTCAGTCCAGGCGTTGGTGGTTTCGGTGTAGGCAAGGTCAGCCGCGCCAAAGGTTGCCGCCGGGATGTTGCCAGCCGAGGTCAACAGGTGTTGCCAATGGCCTGCCGTACCCGCAGCCACAAGGGTCTTTTGCAGAATGTGGGAATCGGCCTTACCGTTCACCGTGATTTGATTGATAAGGTCGTCAGTACTGGTAAAGCCCATGTCAGCTCCAAATAGTCTGTAATGCCCCAACAAGGGCTGATGATGCCAATGACCCTGCGTTGCCAAGCCCGACCACACCGAGGACGGCATTGGGCTTAATCTCGACAGGGTTGCGCTGTAAAACGGTTTCGTAATAGGTAGCCGATCCAAACGAGTCCAAGTTGCCGGAGGTCGTTCTGCGGGCTTCTTGCGTAGTCAGGAAGTGGAACAGGGGCTTGACGATGACCAGAGCCATCAGGCCACCGCCTGCCGCCGTAAAGGTCACGGACTCGATGGACTGAACCCCGCTGTCCCCTGACTGCAACTCGATAAACGGCTGTGAGCCTGCCACGGCTGAGGTGGTGCTGGATACCAGAGTTCCACCGCCTGCGACTACCTTGGTAAAGGTATTCTGGCTCACACGCCCGCCTACGCCGTCTTGGTTGGTGTAGGTGATGGTGAACTGCCCTACCGTGGACGATGCTGACTGAGCCACGCACATGACCTGTCCAGAGGTGTAGCGGGACGGCAGGGTCACGGACTGAATCATATCCTGTTGCTCGCCTACTGCGTCCGTGTCAATGAACGGGTAATACATCAGGTAATCGCACAGCATATGACGCTGATTCTGATTGCTCGTACCCGTTGCCGAGGATGCCGCAGACATAGCGGTAATGGACTTGATGAACTGCTTAGAGCCGTCATCCAGCACAGGGACTTGGATGCCACGGATGCTCTCGACATAGGCCGCTTCTAACGGGCTTGATGCGTAGAAGTTCGCCGGAGGGTTGCCTGAGTAGTAGGTGTAGTCAATGAAGTCATTGGCTACCGTTGCCGCAGATGCAACCGTCTTGCGAAAGGTCACAACATGGGTTTTTCCGCTATCAATAGCGTTAGCCCATGCTGTGGTATTGCGGAAACCTGCCATTAGTCAGCCGATACGGACAGCGCACCAGAGGCAAATTGCGGCTGAATACCGCTGGACACCGCCAGGGAAGCACTCAGCGCACCGCTAATCATCATGTTGACTGCACCGCTGGCGGTATCAACGATGGCAAAGTGGGTAATCGTGTTCGTGCCTGCCGTACATTGACCGAATTGGATCAGGTTGGCGTTGGTGAACGGGCTGCTTGTGCCAGTCCATGCCGATGCCTTGGTGATGGCTACACGGGCATAACCCGTATAGGTCGCTTCGGCGGCAATTGAGCCAGTTTCAGTCGGGTCAGCGGTGAACAGGGCAACATACTGGGTCGCGCCTGCACGGTAAGCGGGGTCAACGCCACGCAGAAACACATCGAGGGCATCAGCTTCCGTGATATTTGAGAGGGACATTATTGGAATCCTTGTGGGTTGATATTTTCTTGCTTGGTCATCTGATAACTACCGTCCGGCAGTCGGGTCATTACGCCCACCGAAGTCTTGGGCTGTAACATCGCTTGGAAGCCTGCGATAAGCGCGGCGGTAGATTGGTCGCCTTTGTCCGATTCGCGGGCTTCTGGGGCTTCCTGTGCGCTCTCAGGGGCATTCATGGCCTGTATGCGCTGTGTTTCAGCGTTGTACTGCTCGATTGCCATCTTGAACTGGGCTTCCTGTTCCTTCAGAGCCAATTCGCGCTCTTTCAGGGCTAACTCTTGGGCTTTCAGTTCGGCAGATACTTGACTGTCCTGCGCCTTGATTTGGGTATCAGCCTGCTTGTTCTGCAACTGGGCTTTCAACTGCTCATTCTCTTGGCTCAACTGCTGAATCTGCTGACCCTGTTCCTGAAGCATCTGCATACCCTGCTGGACTTGCTCAGGGTTCGGGCCTTGCTGTGGCTCAGGCGGGCTTACGAAGCGTTCCGGGTTCTTGAACTCGTTAGCCTCGACATACAGTTTGATGGCCTCAGCGACGTTCTCAGGCTTGACTACGCCCATCTGTACGCCTGCCTGCATGACTTGGAGCAAGCCTTGCACACGGGCAGACTGCTGTTCCTTCGTGCCAGTACCCAGACCGACCTTAATCTTCATGTTGAAGTCGTTCTTGAATTGGGACGGATTGATCGGGAAGAATTGACCGTTGACCATGACCATTTCAGGCTGATTCTGGTAGGTAATCGCCAGTTTCAGCACCTTGGCAAACAGGTTCTTCACGCCCACGGCAAAGAAGCGGGCCATCAGCTTCATGCGCAAGTCAGACTTCTGCGTGATGATGCTCACGCCCGTGGCAGTTTTATTCAGCGAATTGCTGTCCGTCCCCTGTGAATACTTGGTGAAGCCCGTGCGGTCTTGTCGCCATTCGTCAAGGAACTGGTTGAACTGGTAGGCGGGTGCGCCAAGGTTCGGCTGAACGATGGACTGGAACGCCTCGCCGGGGGCGGTGCGACCACGGATGATGCCGCCAGGACGGGACTCCAGAATATCCTCGACATTCACATCGGCCGACATATTCACATAGGTGCGCTGGTTGACGGTCAGGTACATATTGTCCTGAATCGCCCGTACAGTCGCCGTTTTCAGCTTTTGGGGCTGGATAGCGAAGTCAGCAGGGCAGTCGCCGTAGAAGCTGTGTGGGCGCGGAATCGGGCATATCCAGACATACGGATGACCGTCCACCTGTTCCCATGCGTCCGAGCCGTCCTCGTAGATTGCCAGCTTGCCACCGATAAGGCAGATTTTCAGCCATTCGGCAATGCCGTCATCGTCCTGATCCAGCTTCATGTAGATTTCTTCAAGCTTAATCAGGTCGTGGCTGCGGTGCGGGCTACCCGATGCTTCAAAGGCGTTGTCACCGAGCATTGCCAAGGTTTCCATGTCGGATTCCGGCGTTTCCTCGTTGGCATCGTCCACCACATAGCCGTCCTGTTCCAACTCAAAGCGGCGTTTGTAGCAGACTTCGCCAATCATGGCAGGCTCAGAGTCCCAACGGGCGTTGCTGTCCACACGCATTGAACTAGGCGACACCACGGCGATACGTATTTTCTTGGTGCGGGATTCCTTGCGGACGGTGAACTCCAAGCCGCCCGTTTCTTCCTCGACTTCGGGCTGGTCAACCAGTTCCCAACCGTCTTGCAGAAGCATGACCAGCTGTTCCTCGCTCACGCCCTCATAGCGTTGCTTGGAGTCCTCGGCATCTTCCTCGACCCACACCTTGACGAAGCCGACCTTTTGAATCAGCGCGTCCTTGAACCAGTCGTACAGGATAGCGAGGCCATCGTTCTTGGTGTAGAACAGGTGGTTCACATAGGCTTTCGCCAGAGCCGCCTGTTCAGCGTCTTGCGGATTGCGTGGCTCGAAGTCCACCGCATCGTCCGAGGACACGAACATATCCATGAACTGCGGAAGCATACCCTCAACCGTGTCAGCCACGGAGGTGTCCACGAAGTTGCTACGGTCTGCCACCTCTGGCGGGGCAAGCTCGCCCACGGGATCGGCGTTGTAATACTCGATGTTCCGCTGACGGGTCTTACCAATGTCCGACTCAGGCGAACCCAGAGCCGTATCCATAGCAGTACGCGCAATTCCCTCGATTTCCTCGGGGCTGTATTTACTCTTTGCCATTGCTATCCTTAGCGAAAGCTATCAGGTTTCAATCAGAACGCCGAATGATGCAGTCGCAGGGTCTTTCACGCAGATGACTTGGGCAGGGCCAGCCACTTGCACAATCGGATTGTTGATGCTGAGCGCACCACCAGGAATCGGCACATTGCCGCCCGGAGTGTCGTAATACAGAACAGCCCGCTGTCCAGCGTCAATCGCGCCCGATGCGGCGTAGATTGCAAAGGTTGCCGATACGCCAGCCGCAATGGTCTGGGTGGACGAAGTGTTCGCCGTGGTAGCTGCGGCGTTGATGACGGTTTGAGCCATGTGGAATTCCTTTTCCTTTAGTTGATTATCAGCCCGTTTTCAGGCAGTTGCGCGTTATGCTTCTTGTACGGGCTTGAGATTGTTAGCGGTGGCGAAGTCCCAGAACCATTCGCCCACTTGCCCGATGACCACGCCGTTCTTGAAGGCCGTGACATTGTTCGGGGTCACGCGCCCACGCTCGGCGGCAATCTGGTCGCAGTACGCCTTGAACTGGGTCGTGTTCATGGTGGTCAGCGCGTCATAGGTGCGCTGTTCCAGATAGGTCGAACAGCCCCAATGGGTTGCGTTAGCCGCGCCGGATGGGGACAGGGCTACGCTAAAGGTTTGCGCACCGCCTGCGTCTGGGTCGAGGACATAGAAGATTTCAGCCGAATTGTTTTTGACGGATTCGGGCAGAATCATGGGAACAGGGCCAATCATGGGTTGCATAAGTTTCCTTAGATAGTCACGCCAGTACGGATAGCCGTCCAGCGTTCAGCGGATGAAAGTTGGGATGCGGATAGGGTTTTGTTGACGCAGATGCCGCCGAAGTCGAGGCCGTTGTAGGGCAGGCTTGCACCGCCACGGCGACCGAAGAAGAACGGATAGTTGCCGTAGTTCCCCGTGCCTTGGTCGCCCGCCGCTGTTCCGGCAGATACGCCATTGATGCGGATATTGGCAGAGTCGCCAACGATATTGCAGACTCCAGATGCCACGGCAGAGAATGGCGATGTGTAGCCAGATACGGTCACGCCCTGCGGGAATGTGCCGCCCGAAACAAGCCTGAATGTTGCGCCAGCCGTTCCCGGTGCGGTTATGTAGAACGCGCCAGCATTTGCGTCTGCGCTTGCGCTAAGTTCGGTAAACATTCCGACAGCCGCATCACTCAACTTCCGCACACCCGCACACACAAACATCTTGTCCGTTGCCGTGAAGTCCACCGAAGCCGTGGTCAGGAAGTCGTCAATGCCGTCATACTGGAGTCCGTAGGGGGCGGTGACGGAATCGGCGGTAACATCCACCACTTCCACATTGTCCACAGTCCCGCTGAAGGTCGAGCCAGCGAAGTTGAGCGCGTTGGTGTTGGTCGTGTTGTCCAGATAGTCCACATAAGTGCCAGCCGCAGACCGTGCAGGGCCAGAACGCCCACCCATGCTCATGGTCATTGAGCCAGCGGTGCGGGTCAGCGTATATGTGACGCGATAGTTTCTGCCAGCCGTAGCCGCAAGCGCGTTGGTCAGGTTGCCAGTCACAACGGTAGCCGTTGCCAGCGTGGTGATTACGATGCCAGCGTCAGCCGTCCAACCAGTTGCGCCAGAACTAAAGTCGCCATTGGTGACGAGGTTAGAGCCAACAGGCGTACCGCGCAGGATTGGCTTGCTGCCTGTGGTGGATTGAGTGCGGTGCAACAGGTTCGGGGATTTGTCCTTCTGACCACCGACCAGACCGTTGACCGATGCCTGTGTGGTCAATGCGCTATCAAGGTAGAAACTGCTCAGGTCGTTGTTATCGTAGATGTAGCCCTTGTCCGTGCCGGAAAACAGGCTGATTGGGCTGAAGCCGCCGCCAAGTGCGCCCGTGATGGACTGGCAGATGGGGCGAACGATGGGGCGCGTGACGGGTGGAAGTTTCAAGTGAGCCTCTTGTATTGGATCGGGGCAAAGCCCGTGTTCTGCATCTTCTCGGCTGATACGCACAGATAACGAAATGCGTCTGCGCCATGCGAATACTCGTCATGGACAGGTGCGCCAGGTTCATTGGTCGTGGTCGGCAGGTTGCGCCGATACCGCCTCAGACACTCCAGAAGCCTCTGTGTGCCGTCTTTGTCAAAATAGATACGGGGCAAGGTCTGACGGGTTAAACGGATGCCTGCCTCGACTGGTGCGACAGGAATGATGTTCACTTGCCAGCCCAGTTCTTGCATAATCTGCTGCGCCGACTTGCCCGTCTTGTAGTCACCATGCGCACCATCGTGCGGTAGCCACACCTTGCCCCAGTTCCAGCCCTTTTCCCGTAGCTTGGCTGAATACCAGTCAAGGGTCTTGTGGCTGTCCTCGATATACTCCAACACCCGAATCTCGCTCAGATGCCGTTGGGCAAGGATGATTGCCATCTTGTCGTTCCAGCCCAAGTCGAATATCACATGGACAGGGAACTTGCTCTCATACGGCACACGGCAGACTCGGCCCTTCTCGAAGCTATCAGCTATCTCATCAGCGTAGATTGCGCCCGATACCGCAGGACGGCACACGCCTAGCCAGATGTTCTCGTAGTCAGCCTTGCTCATGCTTGCTTCAGCATGGGCGCGTTCTTTCTCAAGCGTGTCGTTGAACCACGGGTTTTCCGTGTAGTTCATCTTGCACACCCATGAATCAGGTGGTGGACTGGCGATGAACCGTACATAGGTTTCATCGGTGTCCAGTTCCGGGTTCAGGCTCATCCATATCTCGGAGTCCTGCTTTCGGATCGTGGGAGTCAGAATGTCCCATGACCGCTTGGATACCGTCTGGGCTTCCTCAACCCATACAATGTCCACGGACTCAAACGACTTGATGCTCTCAGCCGTCTGGTCGCTTAGGCCGTTGAACAGGAACTCCGTCCCGTTTGCGCCCCGTATCTCGGTCTGTGTGACCGTGTAAAAGCTACCAAGCCCCAAGGACTGTATCTGGTCGCTCAGCAGCTTGTGGACGCTGTTCTTGATGGACTTCTGTATCTCACGGGTACACAGGATGCGGATAGGCTTCTGTGCGCCCTTGATAAGCAATGCGCGAGCGATGCCCCAGGATTTGCCTGAGCCTCGACCACCCCAGAGGACTTTGTACCGCTTGGGCGCAAACAGAGGCCGAAGCGATGCCGGAAACTCAGCTATCGACAAAACGAATCTCTAGGCTGGAGTTACCGCTGACCTCTTGCTTGGTCTTGTCGGTATAGTCGTCAGGGAATCGTGCGCTGACCTGTTTTGCCCACAGGGTCGCGCTGAAGCCGTTAACGGGCGCAACCATCTGTGTTTGCCCGATAGTTTCCCACCAAGCCTGAGCATAGCCCCGACTGGACAACAGCGCGTCCGAAAATTCGGGATAAGTGTCTTTCCACAGATACAAAGTGGACTTGGAAACATCAAGGTCGGCGGCAATCTGAGTCCAACTCTTGCCTAGCCTGCCTAACTCAATTACCTTCTCGCAATACTCCGGACTGTAATCAGTCGGCCTGCCCACTTTGTTCGTTTCCATCGTCTTTTACCTCAGGCTGGCTTTCGCCTTGGCCTTCCTTTTTCCCAAATATCAAGTCCCAACTGCTCGCAAACTGCTCGGCAGTCACGGAGTACGGGCGCGGTGTTGAACCTTTGCCACTCATTTCAATCCCCTTGCGCACTTAAGGCCGAACTTCAGCCTGTGCCATATCCAGCCCATCGAGGTCAGCCTGTAATGGCGCAAGTCCCACCAAACCACCTTCCAGATGGCTGACAGATGCGCCTTGGCTATCGCTCGATTCATGGCTTCCTTTCAATAATGAACAGGCATATCCAGCCCGTTACCACATACCATGCAAGCAGTCCGATGACCGCCAGCACCTCTAGCAGTATTTGCCTAGCTGAAATACAGGTCAGCCTCGGCAGTCCTGCGCCGGACGAGTCCAGCCAGAACTTTGCCGCCCGCTTTTACCCAAAGCAGGAAACCGTCACGGATCTTGGGGTCAGCAGGATTCGCATTGACCCTACGCGCCACCGTTGACTTGGCAAACGCTGATACGCCGATGTTGTACGCCAGGGACACCAGCGCATCGAACTGATGCTGGCTAATCTCGGCGGTTATCGCCTTGTCAACGCCCTGCTCGTACTGGGTCAGCGTATTGGCAAACAGCTTGTACGCCGCCGCCTCG